GCCAAAACGTATTGGACAGTCAGCGGGTAAGAACCCTGAAAAGTCAGTAAGCATTGCCTTGACTGGTAGCAAGTACAAGTCAGGTGGAGCCATGGCTCGAAAGAAAAAAGGCGGAATTGTTCGTAAGCCAAAAGCTACTATCAGATACAAACGAGGCGGAGCAAAATGAAAAAGAAAGAGAAGCCTGCCACCCTTAAAGCTGGTGGAACTGGACACGTTGTCTACAAGAAAAAAGACAAGGTCATTGTTGACCACCTAGGCCAAAAAACAGGCAAGTACGATAAGATTAATCTAACTAAAGTTGGTGGGTCAAAGACTGTCAAGCAAGGTGTAAAGGCAGTTAAAGATTGGCACAGTAAGCCAAGCAACTCCCATAAGAAGGGTAAGTAATGGCAAGCGGAACTAACCCATGTTGGGATGGATACGTTCAAGTAGGGTTCAAGAACAAAGATGGTAAAAAAGTGCCAAACTGTGTTCCTGAAGGTAAAGGAAAAAACAAAGTTGCTAAACCTAAGAAAGGTAAAAAATAATGTGCGCTACCTGTGGCTGTGGTAAGCCAAAAGACAAGCACGGCATGAAAACTGTAAAAGCAGCAAATAAAAAGTTTGCTAAGAAGGCAGCTCCTGCAAAGGGCAAGAAGTCTTCTATGGTAAGAAAGAAAGGCATGTAATGCCAGAGTGCAAATGCGGCAACTGCGGTTGCGGAAAGAAGGACCCTAATGGCTAAACCATTTGAAAAGGGAAAGTACACAGAAGACAAAGATAAAAAGAAAGACGCCAAGATGCTCAAAAAGGCTGGTTTTGATAAAGACGAAAAGGCCAAGTTTGAGAAGGCTGATAAGGCTCACGGCAAGAAGAAGAAGCCAAAGACCATGGCTGAAGATAAGAAGATTGACGCAAAAATTATTAAGAAAGTAAAGAAGTCCGATAAGGACGACAAAAAGAAGTAGAAGCTTGGGCCCCCGAAAGGGGGCCTTTTGCTTTATTATTGAACTGATTCCATGCGGGAATCAAAGCTGTACCCCTTGCGTTCGACCCTGATACTCCATTGGAGATTGCTATGTCCTATTTGTACAGAGACAAGGAAAGAAAAGTCTCGGAACCTACTGAAGCAGATTTTGCTCGAGGGTTTGCAGATGCAGCTACTGACCGTAAGGGTATTAGTTCATTCTGGGTAGGATTAGCCATAGGGGCGTTAGCAGGTAAAGTGGTACGGCGTAAATGACTAACAAAGAATTAATCCCAGCCCTTACCAAGTCTACTAAGACTTTAAATAAACCATTAACCCAAGCTTTGCGAAAAAACGCAATTTCTGCTGGGTGGCCTGTGGCATTAACAAAACAACTTCGTGTAGTGATTACAGATTCATCTATGGATGTTGAGTATCCAGAAAACATCTCTTCAAGAGTAGAGAATTTAGAGTACGGCGATGGGGTTACTCCTCCTAGCCCTGTGTTTAGAAAATTTGCAAAAGCAAACAAAACTAAAATTGAAAATTCTCTTGTAGATACATCTATAGAGTACCTATTTGACCAGGGGGTTCTTCCATGAGTTTTATTATTGCTGAAGACCAAGCATTAAAAACTTTAATGCAGGGAATAGTTGTATCAGATGAAAAAAATAACACTCGCTCTGTACAAGCATGGTTCTCTAACCCTGACCCAGAATTAAGAAATCAATCGTATCCTTATGTAACAATTGAATTAATTGGCGTAGAATGGGCTAACTATAGACAAGCATCTGGTTTTTTTATTGATAACGATAGACAAGGAACTGTATCACCTTCAAGCGGAGAAGTTTTTGAATATGAAGTTCCAGCTGCTTGGGATTTGATGTATCAAATAACTAGTTATTCTCGCCACCCTCGTCACGACAGAGCAATAATTGCTCATTTATTAAATAATGATTTTGTTGCTAACAGAGGATTTTTACCAGTGCCAAATGAGCTAGGAACTCAAACTTCCTACAGGCACATCATCCTACAAGATTTCGCTAAACGAGACACAGTAGAAGACGGACGTCGGTTATTCCGAAACGTGTTCACTGTTCTTGTAACAAGCGAAAGTACCCCAACTAGCGGAGATTCCGTTGCTTGGGTAGAGGAAGTACTGATAAACGAAAACCCAACGAACATCCCATCCGGACTATCAGAAGTTTAATACTCGTAACCTAATGAAACTAAACTAAGGAGAACACCTAATGTCTTACCTACGTCCTGGTGTGTATGTTGAGGAAACCCTCAATCCAATACCACCATTAGCGGGGCCATCATCAACTTCGGTTGCTGCATTTATTGGCGCTGCAGATAAGGGTCCTACAGACCCAACATTGGTTACTTCGTGGACTCAGTACACTAGCCTGTACGGTTCATGGGGTACTTTAAATACATTAACAACCGCTGTTTACTTATTCTTTGCAAACGGTGGAAACCAAGCTTGGATTAAAAGAGTAACTGCTGGTGCTGCTGCTCCTGCAACACGTTCATTTGATGACCGTTCTGCAACAACAGACCCAACACTAACCATCTTTGCTAAAAACGCTGGTACTTGGGGAAATAGTGTTTACATCACAATCACTAACTCTTCACTAGCTAACCACTTTGATATAGCTGTGTTTAACGGTGGAACAACCTCAGCATTTCTTGCTGAACGTTTTACTGATTTAAACATGACAGTTGGAGATGCTCGTTATGCTCCTACTGCTATTAACAACACGTCAACTATCATTACAGCTGTAGACGCAAACTCTGCAGCAACTGGCGCAACTAGAAATCCAGGCATCGTATCACTAGAGCCACTTGCAGCAGGAGCCAACGGTACAGCAGTAACAGAATCAGATATTGCAAACGGAATGCCTGCTTTTGACACAGTAACAAGCCCATTAGTGCTTAACGCACCTGGAGTAGTTTCTTCAGCTGCTATTAACAACATCCTTTCTTATGCTGAAGGACGCGACGACGTGTTTGTTGTTATTGATGGTATGAACGACACAGTAGCAAATCAAATGACACGTGCAGCTGCGTATACAAGCTCTTCTCTTGGAGCTGTGTATTACCCTAACTTAACTATTCCAAGCAACACTTCTTCAAGCCCAGGAGCTACAGAAACAGCTTTCTGCGGTGGAGCAATTGTTGGACAATACATCTCAACAGATGTGTCTCGTGGAGTATTCAAAGCACCAGCTGGTGTAAACAATAGAATTGCTGGAGCAGTTGCTGTTACTAAGTTGACTAACGCTAACTTAGACACAATGAACAGTGCATCTGCGCCTGTAAACGCTATTCGATTTATCCCAGGTTCAGGAATTGTAGTAATGGGTTCTCGTACTCTTAAAGCAGGATACGCAGACCGTTACGTACCAGTTCGTCGTTCCCTAATTTATCTACGCAAAGCGCTAACTGATTTAACAACCTTTGCAGTATTTGAACCTAACGATGCAGTACTATGGCGTCGTATCACAGCTTCTCTGGAAGGTTTCCTAACTGACTACTGGTCACAAGGCGGTCTACGTGGAGCAACCCCAGCAGATGCATTCTTTGTTAAGTGCGATAGCTCAACTAACCCACTTATCAAGGTAGACAATGGAGAAGTTAATATGGAAATTGGAGTGGCCCTCCAAAGACCAGCTGAATTCGTTGTAATCAAAATCGGTCAGTATGATGGTGGCAGCACCGTCACTGTGGCGTAAGGAGAATAAAACATGGCCACCAGTAATATCTCGCGCTTTTCTAAACTTGCGACAGACCCACTTCGCAGTTTTAGATTTTATGCGCAATTTACGCCTGCAGAAACTAAGGCGTATGCAACAAAAGACTTCACTACTTTTAGTGGAGGCTTTACAAATATCTCTGGGTTATCTATTAACACACAGAGCATTGGATACCGTGAAGGTGGATACAACACTACGTTGCACCAAGTTCCAGGTATGACAACATTTTCACCAGTTACCTTCCAAAGAGGAACACTGTTTGGAAATGACCAAGCAATCAACTGGATGCGTGGAATGTTCGCTGCAGCTTCTGGAGACGGTATCGCTGTAGGAGCAGGAACAAGTTCATTCCGTTGTGATGTTAACATCTGGGTTATGGACCATCCAGTTGCGGATAGTGGAGAAAACTCATTTAAGATGCGCTTCAAGATTCACAACGCTTGGATTTCAAGCCTAAGCTACTCAGACCTAAACGCAACAGATAACCAAATTCTATTTGAAACAATGCAACTAGTACACGAAGGTCTTTCAGTCTCCTTTACAGGAGCAACTGGAGATGTTCGTGCTGGAGATGCAAAAGGTTAAACAAACTAACTAAGGAGAATAAATCGTGGCAGAACAATTAGTTACAGACCAGTCACTACTCGATAAATTGACCAAGAGTATTGAAGAGCCTGCAGTTGAAGTAAAGACTGTACCGCCTTCAAATTCAGAGGTGACTCTTCCCGGAGGATATATCAATCGGGAAGGGTCCCTAGTCAAATATGCAGAAGTGCGTGAATTGACGGGTGTAGATGAAGAAGCTATATCTAAAGCAGGTTCTATTGGAAGAGCATTGAACGTAATGCTACAACGAGGACTTGTTAGCTTAGGTATGGAGAAAGCCAACAAAGAAGACTTGGACAGCCTGTTATCAGGTGACCGAGATGCAATTCTTGTTGGAATTCGATGCGTTACCTTTGGGTCTAAAGTTGATTTTAATATCACTTGCCCATTTTGTAAGACAGCTCTAGACGTAACAGTGGATATAAAAGACGGCATACCAGTGCGTGAACTTGCAGACCCTATTGAAGATAGAACCTTCGTCTATCAATCAAAATTAGGAGAAGTTCTTGTTAATTTACCTAACGGGTCAGTTCAAAGAAAACTCATGGAAAACACGGATAAAACCGTGGCAGAGTTAAACACAATGCTTCTTGCTGGATGCATTTCTACTATTAACGGAGCACCCTCTTTAGGAGCGGTTTCTGTATTAAAACTAGGAATGTCTGACAGAAGTAAAATCATTGAAGAAATTTTAACTCGTAATCCAGGACCCCGCCTCGGGGAGGTGAGTACGGCCTGTGAGGCATGTGGTGAAGATATAGCTATGCCACTGAGCCTGGCCGACTTGTTTCGTCTATAAAGACGCGGATTATGAGAACCTGTTAGACCAGTACGAATTTTTGACACGTTCGTTTCCAGGATGGACGTTAGAAGATATTCGTTCTTTATCAGTTAGAGAACGATTTAATTGGATTTCAAGAGCTAAACGTAAATAGGAGGTGATTAGCAAATGAGTATTCTTAGTGGAATGAATCTTGGCGGTAGTGGGCAAGCTAAAAAAATTCAGCTAGTCACCGACCTACGTGAAGAATACAATAAATTAAATCAAGTTCTTCAAAAAACAAAAGAACTATCTGCGGACATTGCAGCTAATTTAAAAGCAGGAAAAGGAACTGGAGCTTTTGCCGTAGCAGGCGGAGGCGGACCTGGAGTTCCACAAATGCCTGGTGCTGGTTCTTTAGGAGGGTTTGTACAACCTCCTAATAGAAACCAACAAGCAGCTAATGAATCATCTAGTGGTATGAGTTTTGGTGGGGCAGTAGCTAGAGCCCTTCCATACGCTGTAGCAGGTATTGGCCTTGCTGCAACAATGTTGCCTACAAATCAACAAGCAATTGAACGTAACTTTACTGAAGCACGTTTAAATTTTGTGTCTAACGGTGGAGCTCGAGGCATGATTCGTAACGCAATGCAAACTGGAACAGGAACCTCGCCGGAAGACGCAGCCCGTGCAGCAATGATGGGCATAAGCGCTGGAATGATTCCAGGATTTGGACAAAACGATTCTTTGTCCGCAGCTGCTTCATTCTCAAATCTTGCGCCTGGCGTAGGTATACAAGGCGGTATGGCTGCTGCTATTGCTCTAAATCAAGCACCTAGCGTAAACAAACTTCGTATGATTGGTATAAATGTACGAGGTGTCGATGGGTTTATGAGAAAACCTGAAGATATTGCTAACGATGTGTGGAAACAATTAACTAATGCAGCTGGTGGAAAGAAAATAACAAAAGACGCTATTGCTCTATCTTTGCAACCAGGTAATGCTATTTCTTCTTTTTTAAATCAATACTTTGGCGAATCGCCAGAACTACGTATGGCTATTGCTAATGCACTTTATGTAAAAGGGTCTGGTGCAGAATTAGATAAAGAATCATTAGAAGCAAGCGGATTAATTCCAAAAATAGCTGTGAGCGAAGGAGAGAGAAACGCAGCATCTTCCGATGTTGTTGCCTCTGCATCTGATTATCAAATTAAAGGAATTATAGAAGCTAACACGCTTCTTACAACGGGTGCTAAAAATTTTAATAAACATGTAGACGACTTTGGTTACATTATTAAACAGTTCTCTAAAATAGAAACATTAGCGGGCGGAGGAAATAACGGACTTGGCGGGTTAATGGGTGGTATAGGTGGCTTAGTTCTTAACGGACTAACTGCTTTCCTAGGAGCTCTATTTGGCGGCGGTGGTGGAAAAGGTGGCAAGTTTAAAAGGTTTGGGTTGCCAGCTCTTTTTGCAGCAGGTGCAACGTACGGAGTAAACAAAATATTTAATACAGATATGACTGACGAAGAGCCTGATGGTGGTCAGGGCGGTGGCGATGGCAACGAAGCCATGTATACAGCAGTTAAACCTATAAGCGGAAGCCCTAGAATAACTAGTCCTTACGGTGAAGTAAGGCATTTGGTATTTAATGGAAAGAAAAGCCCATCTTACGGAAAACCTCATGGAGGAGTAGATTACGGAGTTGCTACAGGAACTCCAGTAATGGCTGTTAAAGATGGAATAGTACAGCCTACGGGTTATGATTCTGACGGATTTGGTAACTATGTAAAAGTGTTACATGACGATGGGTACACAAGTTATTACGGACATTTGTCTAGCAAAGGCGTACCTGAAGGCTCCCATATAAAAGCCGGACAAGTTATTGGTTTAAGCGGAAACTCAGGTAACAGTACTGGTCCTCATCTTCACTTTGAAGTACGAAGAGGTGAGTCTAAAGTAGACCCACTCGGCTATTTAAGTGGAGCGGCTTCTTTAGACGCTAGTTCTGCTTCAAGTGTTTACGCAGCAACTTCTGCAGAAGGACTTGGAGTATCAGGCGTATCGTTGTTTGATATGAAATCAGGAACGCCTTTATTTGCAAAAAGCGGTGGAGCTGGTGGAAGTGAAATTGGTGGTGGCAGCACCCACACTAACTACGGTGGAGTAGTTGTAAACATTAACGTACCTAAAGGAACTGCAATTGACGAAAAGAAACTTGCAAGAGAAGTTAAAAACATCCTTGTTAACGAAGATTCTATTAGAATGGCGGTAAGTCGATAATGCCATTTCCTTTAATACCTGTTGTCATAGGAGCCACAAGAGTAGGCGTTACAGCACTCCCTAAGTTACGTTCAATGGTTCAAATAAAAAAAGCTGCATCTGCAGCTAAAGCTGTTAAACCTGCTACTGCTAAAGGAGCTGCTAAATCAGCTAAAGCAGCAAAGCCTGGAACTAGCAAACTTACAAAAACTGCAACTGGTTATGGCATAGGAAGCGTTGCATCAAAAGTACTAACAAAAAAAGCACTTGGAAGAACAGTTACTGTAGCTTCTGTAGGTGCCGTCGTTGTTCCACCGTTAATTGATAAGATTTCTAAAAGGGATACTAAATCAACTTCTACAGATAGAACTACTGCAAAAGATAAGACTAAAGCAGAAGTGGCTACTGATGGGGACACTACCCCGTCTCCAAAACCGGAAGCTGACCCAAGTGAATACAAATGGAATTTGCCACCTCACAAATGGAGCATGCCTTTAACGCCTACTTTGGTAAACAACGTAGGCGGCGGGTACAACGATTTTGGAAAACCAAATCGTTCTAGCGAAGCCTATCGTCGTGGTCGTATTTGGTGGAATTCAAGTGCAGATATAGACGTTACCGTTGGTTCTTCAAATAAGGACAACGAAAACTATAAAGTAGTAAAACAAGCGTCTGACAATGAAAGAAAATATGGTTTTCAATTTTTATGGAATCCAGAATCTTTTTCAACAACTGTTCAAACAGAATTGACAACAACTCCAGACGTAAAAGATATGTTCTTATCTTGGGTAGCGGCTTTTCCAGCTAATGAAGTAATTAGTTTTAATATTATTTTAGATAGAACCAATGATTTTGCTTGTGCAAACGCTAAATTTGAACGACCAGGGTTAAACACATCAAATATTTATGGTGTACCCCCAGCTCAAGTATCTCAATACAGACCTGACCAGTCTTACGACAACAAGGTGACTGAAAGGGGTCTGTTGAGAAACTCAGTGAGAGAGTTTTCTGAATATTACAGTGGAAACACCTCTTTTCAAACTAGTGCTGAGCAATTAGAAGATAAGTTACTTGACTTATTTGAAAGAGGAACTATTGCGGATGTTGAATACCTATACAGAGCTATTAATGGTCCTGGAGCTGGAGACACTCTTTGGACTAATAGACGAGGAATACAAACAGCTGACATTGGCTATTTAATACCTACACTATTAAATATTGATATTGGTCCCCTTGCTTACAGAGGGTATGTCACTAGTCTAGGAGTTCAACATGTGAGGTTTACCCCTGACATGATTCCTATTTCTACAAGGGTATCAATAAATCTAAACCTCCTTGCAACCGCAGGACTTACAAGTAGTAAGGGATAATAATGCCAATTAGACTAGGTTCACGGTATGAGCTTTCTGTTGTTGATTTTATTTCTTTTGAGCCTGACGAAGACGCATACCCAGTTGTTTTTTATGAATTTGATGAGTTAGGTATCCTTACGTATCAAGAGTACCCATACAAACAAGGAGAACGACTAGACAACATTGCTATGAAATTTTATGGCAAACCAAGTTTTTGGTGGATAATTATGGAAGCTAACCCTGAAATTGAAGATATACAAAATATTCCAGCTGGTACTTTCTTAAGGATTCCTCGTGTTTAATAGTGTAAAAGTTAATTTTCCTACCAGCTTTGCTCAACCAGAGCGTGTTCACACTGCCTATATTAAACAAGGGCTGTTTAATCACGAGTTTGCAACCATTCACTTTCGTGACTGGGGGGTAGATGTATCTAGAGTTAAGCCCGGAACTCCAATAACTTTAAATATTGGAAAAAGAGAGTTTGTTGGGTACGTTCATCACATAAAGGCTGATATGACTGGAGCTTCTAATTTTATTGAAGTTTCAGCAATTGGTGCTTCTTATGTAATGCGTCAAGCTAGCCAAGATGTGTTTAGAAATGTAACCGCTAGTGAGATTGCTCAAAAGATTGCTGTAGAAAATGGTTTTTCTTATAAAATTGAACCGCATCCAAGGGTGTACCCTCAAATATCTCAGGCGGGGTTAACTGATTGGGAGTTTTTACGAAAACTAGCAAAACAGTGCGGATACAGTTTAAATGTAGAAGGAACTACCTTGTATTTTCAACCTCATTTAAAAGAATTTACAGAAAATCTTTCTGAAGCTTTGTATTTTACTCGAGGTGAGTACGGTACGAAAAGTTCTAAACATATATACGAATTTAATCCTGTAATTGGAGAAACTCTATCTCATGGGTTAGCAGATAAATCTGCAACTGCAGTAACGGGAATAGACCCAAGAACTGCTGAATTAATTCAGGTAACAAAACAAAGACGTTCAACCCCTACTAGAAAAAAAGCTCAAACGGAACTATTTGATAAATACGCTACTACGGTAGTTGTAAACGATTTTGAAGTAGCTACTTATGAAGCAGAAGCTGCTGATGAAAACTCTAAATTCCCATACCGAGCTACTGCTGTAGTTTTTGGAGACTCTAGGCTCTCTCCAAGTAAACCAGTATATTTAGACACTGTTGGCTCATATAGTGGTTATTGGACAGTTTTAGAGACAGAACACCGAATAGAAGAAACAGAGTTAAATTCTCATCTTTACACAACCTACCTTGTACTTGGTACAGACTCTTTAGGCAGCGTTAACATAGCAGGAGCTCCCGCATCTCCAACTTCTTTTCAAAACAGAACAATTAAACCTAATGTTAGACAAACACGAGAAAAGACAAAAAATCAATTAATAAACTCTTCTCCTCAAATAAAACCAACTTCTGATATTAGACTAGTAACTTCAAAGAATAGAACTGCCCCTAACAAAAAATCTTTTGAAGTATCTAATAACACATGGTCATCTAATAAAGGTAATTTAATTGCTAAAAAGGCAGAACCTAGAAGGTCTCCGACTGTAATTGCAAGGATAGCGAGGGCTAGATGAGCGACGTACATTACGGAATCTATAGGGGAATTTGTAAAGAAAATGAAGACCCTGAGAACTACAAGCGCATTAAACTGTTAGTTCCCCAAGTTTTAGGAAACGCTTTAAGCGAGTGGGCATGGCCATGCCTACCTGTAACCTCTAACTCAAACCACCCTGACCATCAAGAACATACAGCAGCACAAATTGCCGCGTTACTTACTACCACCGCTGTCAATATTGCAGGGACCGATAGTAGAGGTGACTCGCATACTATTGCTGTTCCAGCTTTAACCGTAGTGGCTAAAGCAGGAGCAGGTACGCTAGAGCACCCTAAAAAAACAACCGCAGATACGGATGAACTTTGGAACGATGAGCAAGAAACAAATACCACAGCGGAGCACTCACCACATAGATTGGTTCCAAGAATTGACCAAGGAGTGTGGGTAATGTTTGAAGGCGGAGATTCTAATTTTCCAGTTTGGATAGGGGTGTACTAATGGCAAGCTCAGCAATATCATTACCGTTTTCTTTTAACTCGTTTGGGGAACTTTCGTACTCCACTGACCAAAAGAAAATTTGGCAAGATAGGGTCCTTTTAGTGCTTATGACTAGGTTTGGTGAAAGAGTCATGCGCCCTAACTACGGCAGTTTAGTAAACCAAACAGTGTTTGAAAACGAAACTCTAGCTATAGAGAAGGCAACTACCACAATTAGGGAAGCTTTTAGCAAATGGCTTGTAGGATTAGAGCTAACTTCCATAAAACCTGTGTTTGACGCCGTACAAGGTTCTCTAGCAGTTAGCGTTTTTTATAAACTTCCTACTGGGGAGGAGGATACAGTCACACTAAAAACCGCTATCCTTAGTTCTTCAGGTGATTTAATTCAGGAGATAACCAATGGCTGATAACGCTTCCTCTTCATATATCCCACAGGTGGACTACACCTCTAGGGATTATGAGACCATTCGTGAAGACCTTCTTAATCTAATCCCTAATTATGCCCCTAATTGGACTAATAGAGACCCATCGGATTTTGGAATTACTCTGGTTGAACTATTTTCCTATATGGGAGACCTATTAAACTTTTATATCGATAGAGCTGCTAATGAGGGGTTTTTAGCTACCGCTAGTCAAAGAGACAGCATCCTTAGAATTGCATCTATGCTTAATTACACCCCAACTGAAAGTACACCAGCTATCGTAGAGCTATCGTTCTCTAACTCTAGCGCTACAAATAAGACAGTGCCAGCAAGAACTCAAATTGCTACGTCTGTAACTGTAAACGGAGTTACTACTCAAGTTGTATTTGAAACAGACGACGCTGTAGTTGTACCAGCTAAAGTTGGAGCAGTCAACGGAGTTGCTACAGTAAACGCTACTCAAGGAAAAACAGTTACCGAATTACTGGGAACATCTAACGGAACGCCTAATCAAGTCTTTAAATTGTCTCAAGAGTCAACTATTACAGACAGTATTGAGATTTCTGTAAATGGAGTTAGTTACACATACAGTCCGTTTTTAATTGACAATAACTTATTTGACCCTGTGTTTACCACATTCTCAGATTCCGAAGGGTATACCTACGTTCAATTTGGTGATGGTATTGGTGGCCGTATACCTCCTTCAGCCGGAACTATTAACGCAACATACCGAGTCGGTCTTGGTTCTGCTGGAAACGTGCCTATAAATAAACTGACTTTCTTTTTAACAAATCCTCAATCTGGGATAACTGTTAACAACCAAGAAGCAGCGGCTGGAGGCTCAGACCCAGAAACAACAGATTCCATTAGAACTAACGCTCCTTTAGCATTAAAGGGTCTAAACAGAGCTGTGTCTCTTCAAGATTATGCTTCTCTTGCTCTTCAACTTCCTGGCGTAGCTAAATCAATTGCAGAAGCTAATGTGTATTCAAGCATCTTGCTATTTGTAAAACCATTTGGAGACCGTGGTTCTGTAACCGTAGGGGGAACTACCTCAACAACACCAATTTTTGATAATCTAATTACAGAACTTTCTGCATATTTTGCAGAAAAAGCCGCTCCTGGAACTGAAATCACATATTTCCCTCCAGCGTACGTGCCTGTTGACTTAGAAGTTACTATTAATTTGCTACCTCAATACAAACAAAGTATTGTCCAAAATCAAGCTCTATCATCAATAAGAGAGCTATTTAATATAGACAACGTGTTTTTTGCAGACACAATTCCGCTCCAATATGTAATGAGTGCACTAAACTCTGTAACAGGAATTGATTTCGCTACTGTAGAGATTCTTCGCAGAACAGACGCAAAACAGCAATTTAATGTGTCTAATTTTGCATTAGCATCAAACGTCGCCACTATCACAACCTCTGCTGCACATAACTTTACAATTGGTCAAAAGGTTAGAATTGCCGATGTAGTAAACACCAACTTTAACGGGGTGTTTACAGTATTAACTGTTCCTTCTTCTACAACGTTCACATATGCTAAAACACACTCAGGAACTATCTCTAGCACAGCAGCTTCTGTTGGTACTGCCCTAGCGTTAGTTGTAGAAACTGTTGTATGCGCAGTAAATGAACTGCCAGAAGAAGGAACATTCACAGTAAATGTATCTGGTGGAATTAGCTAAGGAGAAAAATGGCAGCCGTATACCCAGGGTCGATTAGAAACTTTACTACAAAAGCAAATACTGTAGATACTATCGATGCGTCCCACCCAAACTTACTTCAAGAAGAAGTAACCGCAATTGAAAGCGTACTTGGTATAAATCCAAATCTTTCAACTACTGGTTCAGGAGCTTATACAAACGTAGCTACCTCTTGGGCAACAGTGTCTTCTAGACTTGCAAACATAGAAAACGGAATTACCGGAGACGTTCACACTCAATATTTAAAATTATCTGGTGGGGGTATTGTTCTTAGTACTAGCGCCGCAACTGTACCTTTTACTGTAAGAGGAGCAGCAAGCCAAAGCGCAAACTTACAAGAGTGGAGAAACTCTGCTGGAACAGTTGTTGCTTCTGTATCTCCAACTGGAACTGTATTTGCCGCAAACGTTGCTGAAGAAACAACTAACTTATCTGTAGTAGCTTGGGTATTTGGGTAACAATAAATGGCTATTTATGGCGTTGATTTTTATGGTATCTCTTTCTATGGCGCAAACACCTTAGTAGATTTTGACGCATCCCCATTTACAGCTACCTCTACAGACTATAACGAAATTGAATTAAGATGGACAGAACCTTCTGGTTCTTGGAGTAATTTGCGTTTACTACGAAACCCATTTGGATTTCCTATGACCCCCGATGACGGAGACTTACTAGTAGATTCTTTACCTGCAGATGATGTTACTTTTTATCTAGACCGAGGTCAGGTACCTACAAACTCTGGTTTACTTCCAGGCCGTACTTACTACTATTCAATATTTGTAAAAGAGACAGTACAAAATACTTGGGTTAAAGCTGGAGAATCTATTGGAGTCTCAGTAAAAAATTATGGAACTAAAGAACAGTTTTATGACTATCTTCCAGCGATTTTTAAAATAAAAAATACGTTTTCTGCTTCTGATAATGACGATTCTATAAACGATGACCTATATAACTTTTTAAGTATTTTTGCTATTGAACACGACCTATTTAAAACTTTGGCTCAAAACGTTAGTGAACGCTACGACATACTTAATTTAGATGGTCGTTTAGTTCCCCCAATGCTAAATCAATTTGGGTTAAAATACGAACCTTACGTAGGTCTTCAACAAGCACGAATTCTTCTTAGAAATGCTATTAAAATTTACTCTGAAAAGGGCTCTATTCAAGGATTAAAAACTTACGTTACAGCTTTTTCTGGGTATAACTGTAAAATTAACCCTATAACTAATTACATGCAAGATGTTAATTCATCTTCATTTAAAGAATCAATAGGTTTTTGGAGAAACGTATCTAACGCCACACTAGCTCAGGGAACTTTAGATAGTGAAACTCCGTCTGTAGCACCGTATATAGAAGTGGCATCTCCATCTAATTATCCAAATGGTCAACTTGGATTTCTAAAGGTAACAGCTAATAGTGCAGCAGACGTTGAAATTGCTTGCGGAACTTTAAATGTAAGAACTTTAGGAATACCTGTTCAAAACGGAAAGTCATACACTTTATCCGCGTATAGCAGAGCAAAAACTACCGCAAGAAATGTTGTGCTTGATATTAGATGGTATGACGGGGATGAGACTCTGTTAGGAACTGCAGGTGAATCCAGTAAATTAAACACCACAGGAGACTGGACTAGAACGTCGTTTTCTACATCTTCTGCTCCAGCAAATGCTAAGTTTGCTGTTCCATACATAAGAATTGAAGGATGCGCTAACGGAGAAATTCACTATATTGACGCTGTTCAGTTTGAAAACTCTGCTGAACCTACAACCTTTGTTGATGCTAGAAGAACAGATATTGTTTTAATATCAAACAGGGTTAACTTATTAACTAACCCAAGTTTTGAAATAAATACTAGTGGGTGGGTTTGCAGCACCTCTAACGCAACACTAAGTACTTCCGCAACTGGAGCTTTAGACTTTAGTACAACATCCCTTACAGCAACCCCGACTAGTGCTGGAACTGTAATAGTAGAAACTGACTCATTTGCTCATAATGTTGTAGAAGGCTCTGAATACTCTTTAAGTTTTTATGCAAAAAGAACTGGAGCGGCTACCACAGCAACAGCCAGGATATCTTGGTACACAGAGGGCGGCGCATTAATTTCTACAAGTTCTGGAACGTCTACTAACGTAAACACTTCCTTTGGAAGAGTTTCAATAACTGCAACTGCCCCTACTAATGCCGTACACGCAAAAGTTAGCGTATCTTGGGCAGGTGGCACAGGAAACGTGTTATTTGTTGATGCTGCGTTGTTTGAAAGAGCTTCTTATGTTGGGCCATATTTTGATGGTTCGGGAGGGTATCAACAGACTAGCGATTTAGTTTGGGAAGGTACTCCAGGGTTATCTAGAAGTCATTATTATAAAAACAGAGCTTTAGTACAAAACAGGCTTGCTGCGACTGTTGGAGAGTTTATAACCCACGGAACTCCTTGGGCTATATTTGTGGCGCAACCAGACTAGCCCTTTTTGTAAGAGTTGTGTATGCTGGCATCTCCGTCAAGGAGGTACCAAATGAGACGAGTAACCATAGCGGTTATAGGAAATGGCAAAACTTCAAGAGCAAACGTAGAGGCTTTATTAAACGATACTATTGAGTCGTTTGACGAGACCTACATAGCTTTAATTTACGATAAAGCCCCTTCTGAGGGTGTTGTATGGTCTAAACAATATGCTGATAGTAAAGACTTACCTTATAAAGAATATTCGGATTTAAATTTTTCTAGTTTTGTTACGGACAATAAAGACAGAGAAACAAAGTTTTTTATACTTTGGGATGACGAAGATTTTGAATGCGTTGAGGCAATTAGGTGCTCTCAAGAAAACAGCATAATGTCTTTTGATTTAACTAATGGTTTAGTTGCCATAAAGCCAATAACTACAGACATAAAACCTAGACCTGTTGTAGCAGCTATGCCAGAGGTTGAAACTAAAGTTAACCCTATTGAAGTAAAAAAAGACGCTAAGTACAAATCAAGTTTTTTAAAGATTGAAGAGGACGAAGAGGAAGACTACGACGAGGAAGATGATGACGAAGAGGAATATGAGTCCTCAGACATAATATTAGAGGCTGTTGAAGAGATAGCTAAAATATTTGCAGTTGCTATTGCAAGCGCTATCAAAGAGGCTATGGAAAAAGGCCCAGATGAGTCTAAGTAGAGACGCTAGGTACGCCTTAAACCTTTTTGTGTCTGACCCTGATTTACGGGTTAATTCAGAAACCCTAAAAACTCAAATGGGTATTAGTAGACGTAAGAGTCGACAACTAATTATAGAGCTGGAGTCTGCTGGCTACGTAATTAGGCTTAGAAACTCAAACATAGGAACACGCTTAAAAATCTCACAGAAGGTACCAGTTTTGGTACCTTCCGATACGCTATATAGCGATATAGCCCTTAGCCCTATTTCTAATAGCTTAAAAGCTGATATCTCTTATATAGCTACAAATAAATTCTTTGACGAAGTCAAAGAGGACGGGGGAAGCATGAATGATGAAATGTATCGAAGTCTATTTGGCTCAAAGTCCACAAGTGACTTCGAAACCGACCAAAACGCTAAGATGGATAAACGTAAGCGTCATCGAGATAGCGTAGAGGTTGCTAAGTGGAATTCTAAAGATGTGGCTTACGAGTTTGCCGACCGCATGATGGACCTGTGGAATATTCCCCCATTCCGCGTTACTCAGTCCCGTTTTGTTATGGCTCTTGCGGGCATGCGTAAGAAATTTCAAACCAACGGCGCTATAGAGGTTGCCATGATTGATATATTCTTCAGTTCAATCCAGCATGATAAATATAAAGATGGGAATCATCTTTGGCGTTCTTTTATTCGTATAGCTCCTTCCATTGTTGAGCAGGCTCGAATATCTGTAACTACACCAGAACAGAGAGAGACTGCTATTGTTGAGGCCAAGGCTCAAGCAGCCAAAAAACTGGCCCTATTTGATGACGAGGACTAATGTTCAGTTTAGATAATTTACCTATCCGTAGACGTACTTGGATACAGATTGCCTCTCTCCCAAAGGCCAGAATCGGCTGGGAATTGGGCGACTGTAAAGACGTACCTACCGAGGCTCTTGATAGCCTCTCAAAATGGCTCACAGGGCTTTATAAGGGCAACGTAGTGTCGGCCGTAGGACGTCAAACTTGCGGTCTTGGCCTACTTCTTTACGGGTTGCCCGGTAGGGGCAAAACGACCGTTGCAGTTACCCTCCTACAGGAAATTATGAGAACTGCTACCCCAGAGGCTTTAAAAATGGGAGAGGGTAAGACTTTGGTCCGACCTTGCTACTTTATAACCTTCAACTCCCTTTTAGATTTAAAAGGCGCTTTGATGGATGAGCAAACTGAATCTGACAAGCTTTTGTACGACGGCATCTTGGGAGAGAGTTTAGATGATGCCTACAACGTAAGAGTTTTGGTTTTAGATGATGTAGGAAAAGAACATGCAAGTTTATCTGGCTGGCAAAAGAGTATGCTTCACCACGTTCTTAGGACTCGGTACAACAACGGACTTCCCACTATAGTTACCACCAATGTAGAGTTAAAAAATTGGTCGGGACTTTACGGAGAAGCTACAGAGTCTTTTGCAAATGAAGCTTTTATGTATTTAAACATGGATAACATAAACGATTTGAGGAGATAGTTATGGAGTTAGATGGATTACCAGTTCTTGTAGCAGATGATGATTTTATTGAGTATCTCTACGAACAAGGTTACGAAGAAACTATTGATGTAGCAGAGTTAGACTTTGAGTATAAACAGTGGGCAAAGGAAAATGTCAATGAGTAAAAAAGATTTGAGAGATTACGGCTACCTAACTGCTGATGAATTTGTAGACATAGTTACACCAGGTCTTAGAAATTATTTAAAGCACAATTGGGGTTCAGACAAAGACTCTTTGTACCACCCAGAAGATTTGTTCTCCACTGCGTCTATTTATTTTGACGTGGCCTTAAATGTTGTTGGTCATTTTGGGATTCAAGGTAAGCGTGAGTGAGTATAAGTTAATTCAAGTATTTTTAAGTCAAAGCTCCACAAATCCAGGACCAGGAATTTTTGAAGTAAGTGGAGATGACGAACAAAACTTGAGGTGCACCTGCCCAGGGTTTAGCATTAAGGGGACATGCAAACATACTAAGTATGTTGCGTTAGCCATTGTTGAAAACGAAGGGGTGTATCCAATTGAGGTATCGACAAAAGCTTCTCTTGCAGAAACAGAGTTGGCACGACAAGACCCTGAAAAATTTAGAGAGTTTCTTTTAAAGTACGGAAAGATAAAGGTGTTCTAATGGAGAAAGGTGATATTAGTAATTCTCTTCCTCCTCGCATTTTAGTTACCTTTGATGTGATAGTGGACGAATACGTTGACAAACGTAAGATTCTTAATATCATTCCCGTTAGCAAAACAAAGACTCACTACAACCGTTTAGTTCTAAGCCATTTGTACTCAGTTACTCTAAAGCGCGGTTGGACCCTAGAGCTGGTAAGTTTCAAACATGACGAAGAGGAGTTGGTGGAAGTGATGCAGAATTTAGACCAGTACGCCACTAATCCTTTTAGGTATGCAACCCCATACAAGTCCGTAGACAAATTAGTAGACGACCTGCCATACAGAGCAGAGGTTGCAGGTGTAGTTGACCTTCCTACTCGCTTAATGCGTTATGGAAGTTGGGGATTGGATTTTCCTAACCTATGACAAATGAAGCAAAATTAATAAGCGCTGCCATCCAGACTAGAGATTTATCTGCTCTATTTGAACGAGGAGTAACCGACTCTTGGTTTCCAGACCAAGACGACCGTCGTATTTGGGTTTTTCTTCGTTCACACTTTTCAAAGTACGGTGAATGTCCAAGTTTAGAAGTTGTAACTGAGAACTTCCCTACTTATCAAGTATTAAACCTGTCCGATTCAATGGACTTTTTACTAGATGATTTGATTTCAAAGCGTCGTAAAGTTGCCACTAGTTCTATGTTGCGTGAAGCGATTCAAGCAATTGAAAAAGAACAAGACCATGAAGCCGCTCTTATTGCTCTTCAACGAGGTATGGTTAAGATTGAAGAGGCTGGACTTAGTACCAGCACAGATGTTAACTTGGTTAAAACAACAGAGACTCGTTGGGACGAATATCAACAATTAAAAGCAAACCCAGGATTGTTGGGGTATGCAACTGGTTTTCCTACAATTGACGCTGTTACTAGCGGATTACAGAATGGGCAATTAATTGTTTTGGTTGCTCCCCCTAAAACAGGTAAATCAACTCTTGCTTTACAGATGGCTAGAAACATTCACAAAGACGGCGCAGTCCCGTTATTTCAATCTTTTGAAATGTCTAATACAGAACAGCAAAAACGTTATGATGCTATGAGAGCTATGGTTTCTCATCACCGTCTTATTACAGGTTCTCTTACAGATGAAGAAGAGGCTAGATACAGAGCTTCTCTAACCGCCATGGCTGCAGACCCACATAATTTTTGGTTAACTGACGCTGCTGGTGGACAAACTGTTGCAGCAGTGGCAAGTAAGATTCAAACTATTCAACCCGATGTTATTTTTATTGACGGTGTGTATTTAATGATTGATGAACAGAGCGGTGAGGCAAATACTCCATTAGCTCTTACTAACATTACTCGTTCCTTAAAACGTTTAGCACAGCGTGTGGACAAGCCAATAGTTGTTTCTACTCAGGTGCTTCAATGGAAGATGCGTAAAGGCAAAGTGACTACTGATTCCATTGGTTATTCATCTTCTTTTTTCCAAGACGCAGACGTGTTGTTTGGTTTGGAACGAGAAGACGACACCGTAGACGACACTAGAATTCTTAAAGTATTGGCTGCTCGTAATTCAGGTCCTACAGAGACTTCTTTGCTTTGGGATTGGAATACGGGTCAATTTAGAGAGTTATCTGGAGACGACCTATGAGACTAGAAGAGATGGAGACTGTTTTATCTCGATTAGGTATTGAAGTTGTATCTGTGAGGGGAAGTGAAATTCAATCTTATTGTCCTGGTCACAAACTCATCAAAGGAAAAGAAGACAGCAATCCGTCATGGTACATAAACGCTGATACTGGAGCACATATTTGTTTTAGTTGTGGGTATAAGGGGAGTTTAATGTCTTTAATTTGCGATGTTAAGCAAGTTGATTATGCAGATGCTAAAGATTGGTTTTATTTAGAAAACGAAGATTTATCTTTAGTTATGGAAAGAGCAGAGAAAAAAGAAGAACCTATATTTAAAGAAGTTGTAGAGATATCAGAAGCTCGTTTAGCTTTGTTCACTGACCCTCCCGCTGAAGCGCTCGCTGCTCGCGGTTTCAAGTTAGAGTCAGCTAGAGAACATGAAGTGTTGTGGGACCCCAAACATAACAACTGGATTACGCCCATACGTAACCCTTTTACCAACAAACTCATGGGGTGGCAGGAGAAAGGTTATGTCAAACGTTACTTCAAGAATTACCCTACGGGAGTGGAAAAAAGCAAAGCTCTTTTTGGCTTTCGCAGGTACGATGGTGGCAGGCTTATTGTTGTTGAGTCTCCTCTAGACGTAGTTAGATTATCTTCAGTTGGTGTTTCTGGTGGGGTTGCTACATTTGGTTCTTTAGTTTCTAAAGAACAAGTCAGCCTCATCAGAAGCGCTGACCAAATCGTGTTTGCTTTTGATAACGACGACGCTGGAAGACTTGCTGCTCAGAAGATGCTTGACTTAACTGTGTCTTTAAGTTTTGAAGCTTGGTTTTTTAATTATTCGGCTACAACTATGAAGGATGTAGGCGGTATGAGTAAAGCAGAGATACTTACTGGATTGGAAACTGCAAAGCACAGTTTGCACGGACTTAAGGCAATAGTATGACTTTTAAAGGAACCTTATTACCTTATCAACCAGAGGCAGTTGACCGAATGTGCGAGCGCAAAAAAATGCTTGTTGCGTACGATTTAGGTTTAGGCAAAACTATTATGACTATCGCTGCTTTAGAACGATTGATGGATGAAGGCAAGGTAACTGAGCCTGGAATCATAGTTTGTTTATCAAGTATTAAGTATCAATGGGCTAATCAAATTAAAAAGTTTACAGAAGGAACGTCTACAGCCATTGTAATTGACGGTACACCAAAACAAAGAGAAGCTCAATACAACAAAGTTTACCGTTGGCGAGACACAAAAATAGATTACGTGATACTTAACTATGAACAAGTAGTTAACGATTGGAAATTTATTCAAAAGTTACCAAAAGGGTTTGTTGTGTTAGACGAGGCTACTGCTATTAAATCTTTTAAATCTAAACGTTCTAAAGCTGTAAAAAAGTTGTCAGACGCCCCATATAGGTTTGCTTTAACTGGAACTCCAATTGAAAATGGAAAGCCAGAAGAACTGTTCAGTATTATGCAGTTTGTAGACCAGTCTGTTTTAGGACGGTTTGATATCTTTGATACTGCTTTTATAGTTAGAAATAACTGGGGTGGGGTTGACAGGTACAGAAACTTAAATACTTTACATGAACGTCTTAAAGAAGCGTGTGTCAGAAAATCTCAAAAAGACGCAGATGTTGCTCCATATCTGCCAGACGCTTTGTACAAAGAACCTCTTCAAGTAATACTAGATAGAAAATCCGCAAAGCTATACTCTAGAATTTTGTCTGACTTACTTATAGACCTAGATGACGCTCAAACACTATTTGGTGCTAATTTTAATCTGCTTGCTCACTACGGCTATGAAAGCCAGTGGAATCAAGGAGACGAGCTTCGTGGAAAAATCATGTCTAAAATTGGTTGTTTAAAGATGCTGTGCTGTTCCCCAAATCTAATTAAATCAAGTGCTGATAAGTTCAGGTTAGCTAAAGGGGAAGGGTCTGCTTACGCAGCTCAACTTGATGACGAAGGCCTTTTAGAATCAATGCCTGAGACTAAATTAGACATGTTAATTGCTTACTCTAAAGATTTCCTAGAACAAGATGAATCTAACAAACTTGTCATTTTTTGTACTTACGTAGAGATGCTTGACAAGATTATTGATAGGCTTGGTTCCGATATATGCAGGGTCTACTCTGGACAGATAGATTCTAAAACTAAAGAGGAACACAAAGTTGAATTTAATACTTCTCCTAATGTTAGGGTTCTCGTTAGCTCTGACGCTGGGGGCTATGGCGTTGACCTACCATCTGCTAATCTTCTTATCAACTACGACCTTCCCTGGTCTTCTGGCTTGGCTACTCAAAGGAACGGACGAATCAACAGAGCGTCTTCAGAATGGTCCACAATCGTCATACAAGACATCCTTGTAAGCGGGTCTATAGAGATGAGACAGTATGAAGCCCTACAGCAAAAAAACGCTGTGGCCTCGGCTGTTTTAGATGGAACGGGCATAAACGACAAAGGCGGGGTTGACTTGACTATTAGTAGTCTTAAAAAGTTTTTATTAGATAGTTCCGTGTAGAGTACTCCCATGCCAACCTACGAATTTCGTTGTGAGTCCTGTGAAGCCTACGGCACTGGGGAGTACTCCATTCACGAGGACGCTCAAATGAGATGCCCTAGATGTCACACTTTAATGTCTAAAATATACTCAGCTCCTGGTTTAATATTTAAAGGCAGCGGTTGGGGCGGAAAATAGGGTTTTATACCTGTTAAAATAGTTTAATGCCAAATGCACCTAAGACCCCAACGCGTACTATCCGCGTATCTGACGAGCTGTGGACAGCTGTCCAGAAGAAGGCTGCCCTAGAAGAGGTCACAGTCACTAGCGTCATTATTGAAGCTTTGAACAACTACGTATCTGGGGTTGACAAGGGGTAACTACCTGATTAAGTTTGTACCAACCTAATAGGAGGTACAAATGCCAGACAATAGTGTAGACGCTCTACTTGATGAGCAGTTAGAAATCGTAAAAGGTGAAGTACGTCAGTACGTAGCTCTTAAAGACCAAATAGACTCCCTAAACAAAAGAAAAGACGACATTAAAGGTCGTATCTTTGCTGTTGCAGAAAACTATGGAGAGCCTACAGATAAAGGTCATATTGTTTTTCCAATAAATGAGGAAACAACAGGTACTAAGTCTATTGTTAAACAACGTCGTGCTTCTAAAGTTTTTAATGAAGAAAGAGCAGATACTGTTTTAACTTCTAAATCGTTAAAAGAACGTTGTGTTAAAACTGTAGAAGTTTTAGATGAAGACGCAATTATGGCTGCATATTATGAAGGACTATTGACTGACTCTGACATTGACTCAATGTTTCCAGAGAAAGTTACTTGGGCTTTAATTTTGGAGAAGTAAATTGCCTAATGACTTTATTGAAGAGACCTTTGGCGAATTAGACGCTTTCTATCCAGGAAGCAAACGCAAACGTCGCAAACCCGTCCCAGAAAAACCTGTGGTAGAAGTCGTGCCTTGGGAAGACGAGTACTTTGAAAAGTTTATAAACGGACAAAAAGTAAAACTATATACATTAGGGTCTTTAGCTAAAGCTATAAATCGCTCACCTAAAACCTTGCGTAAATGGATGGAACAAGGTAAGTTTCCACAATCACCTTACCGAATGCCAGATACTGTAGGTAAAAACGGAAAAACCTACGTTGGGAGAAGGCTATACAGTAAAGCGATGGTGGATGCCGTGGTAAAAATCTTTGCCTCGGCTGGACTGCTACACGCGGATAGAGTAGAATTATCTACGCACCGGAATCTTGCAGACAAGATAACCGAGGTGTGGAATGAAATCCGCACAACCGAAACTAACTAAGGAGAAATGCCAAATGGCTATTCAACAAACTGCCCCAGATGCCAATGCGTATGTGGCCGAAGAATCAATTGATGAGCGTCCTGCTCAATCAACCACTAAGTCCGCTTCTGATGATGTTGTTTTATCAGGATGGGATGCTGCTGAAAAACTAACTACTGCTATGGGAGATTTTCCTGTAGAGACCCGTTTGATTGAAAACGAATTTCAAGTTTTCAAGTTCTTGGACCAAGATGGTCCCTTTGCTATCTATAAGCAACACTTCCTTAATCAAAAGACTTCAGGAAAACGTTCATACGTTTCACTTGGAGCTAACGACCCATTGTGTGTAAAGCTTGGAAGTAAGCCAGAAAATAAGAGAGCATTTTCTGTTGTTAACTTTAGTGCTGAAGAAGGACCTCAGCGTCAAATGTTAATTGCAGGTTCTCGTTTGTATCAGGCTCTACATGCTGCTCACTTCTCACCTCAAGGACCTCTTACCAAGGGTTACTGGGCGATTTCTCGCACAGGAAAGATGGCTGCAACTGTTTACACCATCACTCCAATTAAAGAGCGTGACTTGGAAGAAGACTGGAAAATTAATCCAGAAACCGCTGCTGCGGTTGTTGAAAACACACAACCCTACACTGCTGACGCAATTCGTAAACCAACTTGGGAAGAGTTGGACGAAATTGCTAATTCACTTCTCTAAAAACTAAATCACTTTAACACTTAATAGCGGGGTAGAACGTGCTCTACCCCGCTATTAAAAAGGAACCCACAATATGAACATAATTACTACAACAGAAGCTTTATCAGAAATGGTTAGTCACTATCTAACTCAAGATGCTTTTGCTTTTGACGTGGAAACTGTGGGACCACAAAGAGGTTTAACTCCAGTAAATGAAGTTCTTTGGATTACTTTTGCAACGCATGGTCGTTGTGATGTTATTCCTATGGGACATCCAAATGGAGAGTTTATAGAAGAGGTGTTTCCTCTTACGGGACAAGGAGAGATTAGGAAACAGCAAGGTTTGGCGTTACGGCCTAGCGACTATTCAAGAGATAGTAAGAAGGCCACCAAAGTATTTGGACCAGCGCCAGACCAGCTGTTTCCTAACGAAGTATTTTCTGCTTTAGAGCCTCTGTTATTTGATACCAGCAAACTAACCATAGGTCACAATTTAATTTTTGATTTAACTTCTATTGCTAAGTACTACAAAGGTCGTATCCCAGAACCAGCTTACTTTGACACAATGGTTGCGTCTTTTATTGTAGACAACCGTAATAAAAACAAGTGTGGATTAGATGACTGTTTAAAGCGTGAGTTTAACTACGAGATGGTTAAAGGAGTAGGAAAAGAGGTAGAAAACTATTCTTTTGAAGAGGTTGCTAAATACGCTTATTTAGATGCTAAATACACATTTTTACTTTGGAAAACACTACAACCAAGATTAGAAGCCGCTGAACTAACTAAAGTGTTTTCTTTAGAGATGGACGTTCTTAGAGTTCTTTGCGACATGAAACTTACAGGTGCTGTAATTGACGTAGAAGCTTTGTCTTCTCTACATACATCGTTAGAAGCAGATTTAGAAAAAACTAAGGCTTCTATTTGGAAAGCTGCTGCTAGAGAATTTAACATTAACTCTAACCAAGAAAAACAACATATTTTGTATAGTTCTAAAGACGAGGGTGGTAGGGGTCTAAAGCCTAAGGTTTTAACTCCAAAGGGAGAAGACGCAGCTAAAGCAGGCAAGGAGTTATTAATAGAGCATTACTCGGTATCTGCTGAGGCTTTAGAACCATACAGAGACAAAGACGCATTAGTAACCGCGTTACTTGAGTACTCTGATTTAAACAAGCTTTTGACTACGTATGTAACCCCATACTTAGGTGGTGATGTAGTTCGTACGGTTTCAGGAAAGTCTAAGATAGAGCATAAAGAAAGCCTTTTAATAAACGGAAAGCTTCATTGTGACTTTATTCAACACGGGGCAGAGACGGGTCGGTTTTCTAGTCGAAACCCAAATTTACAAAACGTTCCAGCTCCTCACACTCCAAATGGAAAAGCCATTAGAAACTTGTTTGTTGCTCCAGAAGGCCACTCCCTAGTAGTCGCTGATTATTCTCAGATTGAACCTAGAGTTATTGCTTCGTTTAGTGAAGACCCAATTATGATGAAAAATTACCTAGAGGGCGGGGATATCTATACAACCGTTGGTGACACTATGGGGGTAGACAGAAAAGCAGGAAAGGTTTTAGTTCTTTCTATGGCTTACGGAGTAGGTCCCGACAAGATTGCTAAGTCTATAGGTTGTTCTGTGGCAGCAGCAAGAGACCTTCTTAATAAGTTTGCTGAAAGATTTAAGACTGTGGCAAGTTATAGGTCTAAAGTTTTAGGGGCTACTAGACGAGGCAGACCCCCTTACGTAACTACCATAACTGGTAGACGTAGGTATTTGCCAGAGATATTTTCTAAGGACCCAGGTGTTAGAGCTGGAGCAGAACGTCAAGCTTTTAATACTAGAATACAAGGAAGCGCCGCAGATATTATTAAAATAGCTATGGTGCGGGCTCATACAATGTTACCAAAACAGGC